GTACTTAAAGACATTGAATATATAGTAGTAGCTGAAGTTGCTGTTACTGATCCAGTATCGTAAAAACTACCATATGATCCAGTAGCTGTATTATATAAGTTAGTACCAAAAGCAGTGACAGTTACATCTCCTAAACCATTTACTGGAGATAAATTTATGTTTGCTCCTGCTATAATTTTTGTTACACCACCATTACCTGCTGTTAAAGCATAAGATGCGGTTCCAAATAATGAACCTGTTATACCGTTTACTACGGTTAATGTGTTTAAACTAGCGTCTGATCCAGACGTAATGACTTTACGCCAATTAGGCATGATTTACCTCCTTCTGAACGCGTGTTGTATAATATATTGGCATCTTATATCTTTATTTACATTATGGTTAGGTACAAATACTTATGCCGTATAAATGCCTACTTCCTTTTCAGGCCGATAATGTGGTTTATTATAAATATGATAAGAATTTTATTTCTTAGATATTTTAACTAATCCTTCTTGTTTTTTAGTTTCTTCTTGTTTTATAATTTCTTGAATTTGAATTAATTCATTTTCAAGTTTTATTTGAAGATTAGCTACAAATTTAGCATCAGTACCTTTAATTGATACTATATCTAATGCTTGTCTTAGGAATTGAATTTCGTTAAAATCTAGGTCTATTGAAAATATATTCATAACTATTTTTGTTGGTTAGTATATTGTTTTTGTAATTTGACTACTGTATTATAAAATAATTCTACGTGTTCTCCTTTAAAAGTTGAATTACGTAATGTTACTAATATAAGTTGAATTTCTTCGGGAGTCAAGTTATCATTAATAGGTGAAGTGGATTTCTCCACTTCACTTACATTATTTACTATTACATTACCTGATGTGAATGCCATAACTATTTTTTTAAGTATTTTATGAATAAATATAAATATCTCCATTTAAACTATTAATGAACATATTACCTGAACCATTACTTGAACCACCCCATGTTGGGTTAGCAGGTATAGTTGCTGAAGCTGATACACGAGCTGTAACTACAAATTCATCTGGAGTTATTGATGTTGAAGTACCTATTGCATCGTATGCTACTGCAAAACGACCATATGTTCCAGTTGATGCTGCTTCTAAATAAAATGCTGAACCTGATCCAGCTACATTATATTGGGTAATCCAACCTGAATCTGCTAATGTAGATGAACCACTATTAATTAAAATGAATTTATCTTTAACATTTAAGTTATCAGTATTAGTAAATGAAGCTGTACCTGCAACTGTTAAGTTACCTGTAATTGATACATCATTAGTAATATTTAATCCAGAAAATGTTGGAGTTCCTGCAGTTGTTAACCCATTAATATTTACATCAACACCATTTAAAGCAATTGCTCCTTGTGTTGCACCAGTTGCTGATGAGGAAATAATTCCTGATGGTAATTGGGCTGAACCTGAAAATACACCTGAACCTGCTAATATAGTAGCTTGTGTAATTGTGCCACCTAATGCAGTTGAAACACCAGCAATTGTAATAGTATTTGAACCTGATAAAATTGTTGATCCTGTAAAATTTAATTTAGTATAATCAATTGCTGCAGAAGCATTGATATCTCCATTTACAATTACTCCAGAACCAATCGCTGAAACACCTGCTGTATTAATAGTAACATCACCTGTTATACCAGCATATGTTGATGCTGTAATTTGACCTGCAAAAACAAAAGTATTAGTTACACCATCATTACTAAATATCTTAGTTGTTGATGATATTGGGGTTGTTTGTATTGTTGGGAATGTTGCAGTTGCAGTTACACCTGTTAAATTTGTACCATCACCTTCAAAAGATCCAGTAAATGAACCTGTTAAGAATGTTGTTGCTTGTACTGCAGTTATTTGTTGGTTAGAATTTACATTTAATTGACTAAGTTCGGCTGCTGAACCAGAGACTATTACTTTTTTCCAAGTTGCCATTTATGTTATATTATTTTGTTTATTTATAAATATGTTAAAATTAATCTAATCCAATAAATAATGAAGAAGAAGTGAAATATATACCACCATTAGGGGCTGGTGAAGATAATTCAATTGATGAAGTAGCTAATACAATTACTCCACTTTGACTTACTGTTAATACATTTGTATCGTTTGCATTTTTAACTGAAAGTAATGTAGATGCACTACCTGAAATTATTACTGCTCCTGCATTACTAATACTAAATGGAGTATATGAACCGGATTTTACTAAAAATATAGTATTTCCTACATCAACACTTGCTGTTATACTTCCTGTTACTATAGCATAAGTTAATCCACTATTTAAAACATAAGATGCAGTTAAAGCAAATGAAGCTGTTCCAAATAAATCACCATAAAAACTATTAGCTGTAACACTTCCTGATACGTTAATCGAACCTGTAAGGTTAAGTGAACCTGAAGTAGGTAAAACTCCTGCTGCTCCAGTTGCACCAACCGGACCAGTTAAGACCTGGACTACTTGAGTTATTGGTTGGATTACATCAATAGTAGTACAACAATTATTATCGGTTACAGTTATTGTTCTATTAACATCCTGTAAATTGACTTGATTGTTATCAGGTATTATTGTTGTTTGACCACAATTATTGTCTGCCATTAGCGAGTGACGTTAAGTGATAATTTTACTTGACCTTCTAAAATTCTTGTTACAAAACTACCTGACGTGATTTCTAAATCGTATACTCCAGTACTAAAATCTAATAATGATGAAGACACAGCTGATATAAATACACCAATTGAACCTGATGTTGGGGGAGTAGTTCCATGAGAACCACTAAAATTTAATCCAGTTCCATCAGCTGCTAAAGAACTACTTAATGTTATATAAGCTGTTGGGGAAGTTGTTGATTGTCTAATTTGCATTTTACCCCCACAACCCGCTAAACTTATTGGATTTCCTGTAGAATCTTTATATTGAAGTTCTAAACTTAATGTAGCTCCTTGCTCTATAACAAAACTATATCTTCCTGCGCTCATGTTAAATGTATTTTTGTTATAAATATTAAAAAAAGCTACCTCTATATGAAGTAGCTTAATTTAATGTTAATATTTTAATCTCGGAATTCTTCGTATGTTTTTAGAATTTCTTCTACTATTTCATGTCTATGATTTTTCTTTAAAGATATAATTCTAACACCTTTAATTCGTTCTTCTAGGCGTGGAAAAAATCCAATACCAGAATCTTTTTTGCTTTTTAAATCGACTTGAGCTAAATCACCACAAAACACTATTTTACCACCTTTACCTAAACGACCTAACATCATCTCAGTTTGCGAATGCGTTATATTTTGGCATTCATCAACGATTACAAACGCATTAGGAAACGTTCTGCCCCTCATGAATGCAAATGGCACTATTTCAATTTGATTTTCTATAACCATTTTATCGATTTTTTCTTTATCGTATAATAGATATAAATTAGCGTAAATTGGAGCCAACCATGGATCCATTTTTTCTTTTAAATCGCCTGGTAGAAATCCTATCTCTTCTTTAGATACAGTAGGTCTTGTAATAATAATTTTTTCAAGTTCCTTTTTAAAAACTAAATCTAAAGCTGCCTGACATGCAACTAATGTTTTACCACTACCAGCCATTCCCTTAAGTAATACTACTGGGCAATCTAATATAGCTTGTTTTGCTTCTTTTTGCTCAGAATTAAGTTCAATTTTGAATTTAATAGGGCCTTTGGGTTTCTTTTTGTTTTGGAAAACCTCTTCGTTTGGAGTTTGAGACATAGATTTTATTGATAAATATGGGTGTAATGGATTAAAACTTATTGCTTTTTTCTCTGTTGTCTTTCCAGTGTAAGGGTTGAGTATTTAAATAATGGAAGCATTCACTTAGTTCATCTGAGTTTGTTAAATCGAATTTATCGATTGGTTTAATATGATCTATTTCCCAATACGTTCCTTGATTTTCCCAATTCATTTCAGATGTAAATTTAGATTCTAAATATATAACATATTCACCTATTGAGCAACCTAAATATTCAATCGTTCTATTTTTCTTAAGTTCATTATATGTTTTAAGTGCTTCGTGGAGGCGAGATGATACAATATGTTTAATTTTATACTCTATATTAGTATCGTATTGATTACGATTCCATTCTCTATATAGATCTTTGTTTGTGTGATAGTGGGTGTGGTTGTATTTATTGTAGTATTCTTTATTTTCTACTCTATATTGTTTGTAGTAATCTTTTCTTTGTTCTTTAGAATCTTGATACCATTTATCAGTTTTCTTTTTTAAACATGATTTACAATATCTATGTTTTTTATCTACTTCATCTTTTTTATTAAAAAAATCATTTAAAGATTTTTCAATATTACATTCTCTACATTTTTTCATATTTCCCGAATATTCGTGTCGGCCATACATATTAAAAAAGAGCCGCAAAATGCGGCTCTCTTTAGAAACTATGTTAATTTATGATTACAAGCTGTTTAAACCTGCTACATAAATTTTTCCATAAAACTCAGGACGTAACATTTTCTTCGCGTAACGAGTCATTAAACCTTTACGTGGAGTGAATGTATTTGGATCATAAACTAATGGAGTCATAATTAATGGAATGTATGGAGCAAATACTGCACCTGTTTCCAAGAATTGTTTACCACGGAAGCCCATTAAAATAACGTTTTCAGTCATATATGGGTTCTTGTATACTGTGTAACGGTTGTTAATAGCACCAACTTTTTGTACACCCATTGCATATTCCATGTTAGCAACATCACCATTTGTGTTAGCTGCAAATCCTGGGATAGATTCTAAAACAGTAGCAACTGTTGGAGAACATACTAAGAAATTAGCACCACCACGCATTGTTAATTGGTGAATTTTGTTACTTACTTTTTGCATTTTAGTACCTAAAGTTTGGAACCAACCACCTTGAGTGTTATAGAATCCTGTTTGGCTAGTTGAAGTTGGAAAATCAAATCCATTAGCGTTAGCTGGGTTATAAACACCATTGTTTAATACTGTCCAATATTCAGTTGCAGCAGCTGCATCTTCAATTAACATATCTAAGATCTCCAAATCAATTTCCATTGAAATGTATTCACTCATTACGTTAGTTAATTCAGCTTCAGCATCGATGTTTTGGTAAGCATTTAAATCTTGTGCGAACTCAGGAGTCCATACAGCTTTTAACTTTTTAGTCTTAGCAACGATTGCTTGTGATTGCATTTTAATGTTGATCTCAGGGATAACAATTGTAGATGCACTTTCAGCATTCGGAGTTGAGAATGATGTAGCAGCAGTATCTTCAAAATCACCACGATTGTTATCAGCAGTAATTTTGTTGTATTCAACTGTCATATACTGACCAGCAGCGCCTGCTGCTAATGTAGATGATGCTGTTACAAAGAATGCAATTGTACCTGCAGTGTAGTTATAAGTAGTAAATGCAGGTAAAGCAGAAGCTACAGTAGCTAATGAACCTGTTAATACTACAAATGCACGAACTCCATCTGGATCAAATGCTGTTAAAGAAGATGTTGGTACGGTAATTTTATATACTGTACCTGCAGATATTGAAGCTGATAAATCAGAATCAAAATTTAATTCTGCCCATGTAGCATCAATAAATGAACCTGTTCCTGTTCCTACTGTAGGCAATGCACCACCATTAGCTGAACCAGTTAAAGGAACAGATGCTGAGAATTGGTTTGTAGAATATGCGAAACGACCTGCACCATATAAACCACCTGTTGTACCAGTTGATTGGAATGGAAATTGACCAGTTGCGTTTTTAGCACCATATAAAGAGTTACCAGAAGCAAATGGACTCTTGTCAGTTCCGTATTGGAAATCTAAGAAGAACACTAGACCTGATGGTAAGTTCATTGGTTGAACAGAAACGAATTCTTTAGCTGCGATTGAACCGAATACTTTACGTACCATTGGTAAAGCAATACCAGCCCAGTTTTCTGACTGACCTACTGTAAAGCTACCAGCTGAACTACCTGCACCTGTTGCGCTTTGTTCTACTACTAATTGTTTTGCTTGGTTTTCCAAGATAATCGCCATGTTATTTTTGTCGACTTCTGAACCACAGCCTTCAAGTAAGCCTGTTTTAGACCACTTGGTAGCTAATTTGGAAGCATCACTTTGTAATGATTTCCAGGGATTAGCTGATTCTAATAATGATTGAATTGAACTCATGTTTTTTGTTTTTAATTGTTTTTAAATTGTTTTTACTTTTTTAATCCTGCTAACTCACGCATACGTGCGAAAGCATCGTTTTCGATAATTGGTTTTGATACTTTACTACCTAAAATTCTTGATGCTGAACTTAATGATTCTTTAATTGGTGATTTAGTACTAATAGTAGATACTTTTAATCCTTCACTTAAAGTTTCATAAACTAATTCAACTTCTTTTTTAGTTGTTGCTTTATCAAAAGCAGTTAATACTTTAACTTTTTGTGATTCAGTTAAAGATTTGTTACGGAAAATTTTGTTAGTGTAAAGTAATTTGGCGTTTAATAAATTGATTTCGTTAAGATCTTTTTTAAGAATTGCAATTGTAGCCATAGCTTCTTCTAATTCTTTTTTCATTTCTTCGTCTTCAACTTTTTCTTCTAAAGATTCAGTTTCTTCTTCTTCCATTCCTTCTAGCTCAGCTAAAAGTTCGTCTAAAGTAACTTCTTCTTCCATTTCCTCTTCTTCTAACAATGCGTCAACGTCGATTTCTTCTTCTTCACCTTCTTCTGGTTGTTCTTCAGCTTCTTCAGCTTCAGATTCTCCAGCTTCATGTTCTTCAGCGCCTTCTTCGTTTTCCATTCCTTCATGTCCAGCCTCAAGTTCCCCTGCGCTTACCATGTCTTTAATAACATCTTCAATAAATGATTTTAAATCATCTTCATCCATATCTTCGATAGACATTTCTTCAGATTCTTCTTCTTCTTTTTCTTCACCTTTTGCTTCATTCATTTTCTCATCATCTGAGTTTAATTCAGCTAAAAGTTCGTCTAAAGTAACTTCATCCATTGAGTTTACATCTGCTTCTGCATCATCCATATCTGTATCATAGTCTTCTTCAACTTCCATTTCCTGAAGTTTAGCAGATAACATCTGAGTTAAATGTGGAGTAAACGCTTCTTCTAAAGCAGCTTTTGCATTTGCGATTGCTGTTGCTTTAACAGTCTTAGCATCTGCGATTGCTTCTGCAAGCAAGTCTCTGTTTGTTGCCATTTTTTCCTTAATTTGTTTTTGTTGGAAATACGCTTAATGTGAAGGGATCTTCGAAGCGTAATAAGTTTTATAAATTCAGCGCCTCATAGAATTGGGCACATTATCTAATATACATATATGCGAATATATCAAAAACGCAGAAAAAGTAAAAGCGCTCCTTTTTTAAGGGAACGCTTTGGCCTAAATATATTATATAGAGGGGGGTTATTTTTTATTACGATATTTTCTTAATGCTTCATTTACTGATTTTTCAATATTAGTTGATTCAGATGTTGGGGCTGCTGCTGCAGGTTTTACAAAATTTGTAATCACAGCCATTCCAACCACGACTTTCTCACCATGTAGCTTTGCAAATTCACCGGTTACATCATAAGGTGTTGAACCATATTGTTTAAATGTAGTGGTAGGAAATTCTTTTTTAACTACCTCGTAAAAATTGTCAATTAACTTAAATGAATCTTTAGGATTGGTTGGATCGTCAGATAGACTAAAACAACACAAGCTATCAGCTTGGCCGTTAGGGCCTGTAGCTGCTATCACTGCTGTTTTATCACCTGCTACTCCTGCCTTACTAAAATCTCCCTTTATACTTTTCATTTTAGAAATAAAATCATTATATTCTAATACTTGAGGTATTAGATGGATGTTCATTTTTTTAGTTATTTCATCTATTTTAGGCATAAATTCCTGCATACTCATCTTTACAGGATTTTCACTTAACATTCTACGAAATTTTCTTAATGCTTCGTTTACTGATTTTTCGATATCGGTTGATTCAGCTAATTTTAATTCTGTAGATTTTGCAGTTATTCCCATCTTTTTTAATTCATCATTTGGTTCATAAAGACCTATTTCTCCATTAGGAAATACTTTACCTACCATATAATCTTTATTATAAGCAGTACTCCCATTACTTGCAGTATAAGTAACTTTTTGTCCCGGAGTGAATTGGCTTTTTGATTTCCCCATTCCAAATAATTCATTTGTTGGTTGGGATCCAGCAACATTACCTCCTACTGGGTATCCATCAGATACCATTGAAGCTTTTACTTTTTCTAAAGCATCCTGATCTTGAAAATATGATGCCATAATTTGGAACATCTCAGAATAACGAGAACTATCTAATTTTTTCATTAATTCTGCTCCTTTCATATTATCTATTTTAACACCCATATCATTTAACTTTTTTATAGCTAAATTTGAGGCAGCTTTATCTATAGTATCTTCAGCAGTTGCTGCTTCGTTTAACTGTGATTCAGTAATTAATCCAGCTAATAACTGCATTCTTTTAAATTGTTCGTTTATTAATTTTTTCATTTTTATGTTTTGTTTATAAATATATTAAAATATTGGACAAGCGCCATTCGAACAAAGTATTTCTGTTACAATAGAATCTACTTTATTATATGGATTTAATGTTGTTATTTTACTTTCGTTTAATGGAGTCATATATGAACCTGGGTTAGATGGTGTTGAAACAAAATCCCAACATAATAATTCAAAGTCATCTTGTACTTCTAATACTTCACCTACTTGTTTTAAACTACCCATTCCACGAGATGATACACCTACGCTAATACCACTCATAATAAGTGCTTTTAAGATGTTTCCTGATGGTGTTGGTAATATTTCTATTTTACCTATTACTTTATCTCCGTTCCACCAAATTTTCTTGATGTTGTGAGATACGTTTTTTAAGTTAATGATTTGAGAGTCTGGATGATCTAATTCACCTAATGCTCTATTTTCTCTAACCAAAACGTTGTATTTATCAATTTCGCGATCCCATAATTCTTTTGGATAGTATCTACCGTTTCCGTTTTTCACTTCACACGTAGCTAATATACCTTCAACTAATGGGTTACCAGATACTCTATCACGAGACTCGTTAAGAGACTGTGGTGATATAGCAAATGGAGTAACTTCTATAAGTAATGGTTTCATATTAATATCCGTGTTTTTTTAAAATTCCATCAACTAATTCAAAATATCTTCTTTTAGGGTCTGGTTTATCTTGGGTCATTTCTCTATAATAATTTTTGATAGATTTCCAGTTACCTGTAGGTACTTCGTTTTCTACATATTTTTTTAATCTAGCATCTAAATCAGTTTCATTTTCAGTTATATTTCTGTTGTATACTGGTAATTTAGAGAAAACCGTACCGTCTTTTTTAGCTATTTTATCTAAATCTTCAACTTTTACTTCTCCAGATGTTAATTTTTTTTCTAAAAATACTCCTGAGGATATGTTGTTTTTTGATAAAAATTCTCCTTTATCAGTTGAAAATTGTTTTAACCAATCAAATAATGTATTCCAATCATTAGCACCTTCGTTTAATGATTCTCTAATCATTGTTCTAACCAAAGAAATTAATTTAGATTCTTTTAATAATTCTGCTTCTAATGATTTAATTTTTGCTTCAATTTCAGCTTTATGTTCGTCGTTTTTAGCTAACATTAAGTCATGTTCTAAATCAGCTATTTGATCGTAAACTGCTTCGTTTTCATTAACTACACCTTCTTGTAACTTCATTGTTTTTTCAGTACCAGGTGTTTTCATTTTTTTAACACCAGCTGAATTTTGAGGAGTTGTAGGCATTTCTTTAACTTTTTTAGGATCTGAGGTTTTAGCTTCTTTATCACCTAATGAGTCTTGAGTGTTTGATTTTGGTTCTTTGATTTTTACTTCAGTATCCAAATCACCATATCCTGATGATTTAAATTTACCTTTAGGTTCTTTTGGAGTACCTAAACCTGGTGCTTCAGTAGTAAATCCTAATCCTTTTTCACCAAACATACCATCTTTAGTATAGTGTAAACAATCTTTAGCTAAGTTTTTAACAACCATAGCTTTAATTTCATCACCTGTTTTGTCGTGGTTTTTTGGATCTTTTAACTCAGCATAAAATCCTTTCATGATTTCATTAAAGTTAATATTATCAGCGTTTTTCATGTCTACATTATCATAAGCATGTTTTTGAATATCAATAACACCTTTAGATGTTGTTTTTTCCTCTGCTTTAACTTCTTCAGCTAATATTTTTTTCCAATTGTAGATATCAAATCCTTTAGTGACAACATTAGTCTTTGATTCACTGATGATTTGTTTAGATTTTAATACGTTTGTAACGGTATTGAAATCAGAATATTGATTAAAGTGTTGAGGGAATAATGCTCTAGCTTGTTTTAAAAACTGAGCCTTGTTTCCTTTACCTTCGTTAATTTGGTTGTAGTGTTCTTGTAATGTTGCCATTTTATTTTTTGTCTTTAAATAATGTTATTAAGTCGTTTAAATAATCTACTGCTAAATCCGTGCCATATTTAATTTTAAAATCAGGAGACATTTTATAGTACTCCATAGTTTCTGTTTTAGCTTTTTTTAGTAACGGAAGTAAAGTGTTTATCTTATCTTCTATTTTATCAAAATCTGTTATTCTAGTATCTACAAATTGTTTTAAAGCTGGGTCTGATAAATTTAATGAATCAACATATGCTTGTGAAGATTCTTCATTTTCTTCTAGTTTTTTAGTCCATAAATCTTTATGTTCTAATCCTTTAGCTTGTTTATGTAATTTTTCAGCGTCAACTGGTTTCCAACCTAATTTGTAGTAATAAATGTTTTTAGCACCTTTAGCTTTTTTGTTTGGATTGAATGCATATTTGGTAGCATAATTAGCACCTTCACCAGGTGAAAATGAACCAGCACCTGCACCCGCACCAGTAGAACTTTCTTCTTCCAATGCTTTACGTACAAGATCTCTAACTACATTTTCATCTATTGTCTGAAGTTGTTTGTATTGGTTTGGATATTCTCTTCTAATGTGAGTTCTGAATGTATTGTATAAAGTATTAAACCATCTACCTACTTCCATTAATTTAGGATCTTTTCTAACTTCTTCGTACGTTACAAAATCCTTAAGAGCTTTATTAAGTTCCTTAAATCTTTTGTATACTAATGCATAGTCAGCTTTGTATTTAACATCCCAAGAAATCCTACCAGTTTCCGGGTCGGTTTCAGGTTGGGTAGTATCAAATCCAGTTATTTCTTTATCTTCCATTAGTTAAATGTAGTTCTTCTAGTAAATCACAGTATTGAAGTAAATTTACTATTTGATCGTTAGTTACTTTATCATTTTTACCTAATTCAACTAATAATGTTGTTGCTACCTCGTTAATTTTAATTTTAGTAACTTTATTTTTAGTTGTTTTATTTAATGTAACAAGTTCACTTTTAATTTCGTTAATTTTACTATTGTAAAATTCTTTTAATTTACTAGTGTTATCTACATTGTTAATGTATTCTTTAAGAATAGATTTTTTATTAGCATTGAAATCAGCATACTTATCGTTAAATCTTTCTAATAAAATTTTATAAGCTAAAATACGAGTATCTTTATCTTCCTTAGCAAATTCATTCATGAATGTATCCGTTGGTTTAGCAGATTTAGTAGCTGCAGATAAATGTTCTAATAATACTAATTTATTAGTTATTGTTTGTTCGTGAGATGCGTTTTTACTATCGCTATATGACTCAATTAACGTGTAAATTGCAGCCTGAGATTTGTAATTTGGAAGTTTAATTTTAAAGAATTCTTCTAAATTATAATGTTTTTTAATCTCATTAATTAAATTATACTTTTGTTTTTTAAGCGACGTACGATTTAATTGTTTAGCACTTTCTAGTACTGTATTAATTATAAGTTCTGCTTTACCTTCTGACAAATTGGTGCGCTTAAGTAAGCTATCATATAATTTGTATTCACGGCCTAATTCTGTTTTACTAAAGTGTTTCTTTAGTATGTTAGTTGCCTCAGAATTTTTACCAGATAATGTATCTGCTGTAATCTGTCTAACTAACAATTCGAATAAAATGCCCGTGTTTTTGTACTTAGAATGTTTTATTAGCATTTAAAATAGTTATTTTGTTATAAATATATAAGGAAATATTAATCTCGCAATTGATTAGTATCAAGTAGTGATTCTTTAGCTTTATCAGTTTGGAATACTAATTTTTTATCTAACCCAGTTAAGAATTGTTTATTTTTTAGGTATGTAATTTGAGCATTTTCATTGATTTTACCATTGTATTTTTGTTGATCATCGTTTTTCATTGAATCTCTACCTAATCTATCTTTACCAAACACATTATCTTGTGTATTAATATTTGATACTTTTTTCTCAGGACGTCCTAAAGTAGCATCATCTCCATATCCCGCTGGTACATTTCCCGGGTCAGACATTGTTCTACCTTTACCATATAATGAAGCTAAATCATGTGGTGTACCATAAGATTTACCTGTTTCTAATGGATCATTACCTTCTTCAGTTACTTGACCTAATCTGAATTTACGTTTAGCATCTTGTAATATTAAATCTCTATATTCATCAAATTGATCTTCACTGAAGTGGAATACATTGTGGTAAATCCAATCAGTTGGTAACAATTGAGCTTCCATAATATTTTTAGCTAAATCAACCTTTTCTTTCATTAACGCAATACGTTCTTGATCGTAAATAATTGATGGAGTTGTTAATGAAATCTCAAAATTAGTTAATGATTCGCCTGTAAATCCTTGAGTATATAAATGTACTAATGCTATCTTATTTAATTCAGATAATATAATACGTTGAATTCTATCAATTGTACGAGCAAAACGAATATCTTCAGCTGCTAATGTTGCTTTACCAGTTAAATCTTTTTCATAACCCATAAATGCTTTAGGTACTTTAAGGGCAGCAAACAATTTATCTCTTAAATATTCAACATCTTTAATACCATCATATTCTAAGCCTTTAGTAGTATCAATTTTAGTTGATGTATCATTACCACGAACCGGGATATAAAAATCTTCTAACATGTTTTGCATGTTATATTTTAAATTATATTCACCAGTTTGATGATCCATATATGGAGTTTTCTTCATTGTAGATATTGTCTTTTTCATGAAGTTTTCTACTTCATTTGGGGCAATAGCTCCTACATTGATGTAAAATACACGTTTTTCTGGTGCGCGAGAGATTCTATGAATTAACATAGCATCTTCCATTAATGTATATTGTTTAAATAACTTACGAGCTGGTTCAAGATATGAACGACCATAAGGAAGATAGTTAACATCAGTTAATAACCTAAAATGAGCCATTTCGAAGTTATCAAAAGTAATTGCATTTTCGTTATTATATTGTTGGTTTGGAACTGTAAATTGTCCTGTACCTCCAACATAACCATCCGGGCTGAATACGAATCTTATTGCTTGTGGATTTTCTTTGTCATAATTTTCTTGACGCATGATGTGATATGCAGTGTAAGGAATAACATTATATACTCCAAATTTTTCTGAAATGTCTAATTTTAAGAAAAAATCCCCATATTTACACATTTGTCTAACCCATGACCACATGTTAAATTCTATGTTTAAAACATCATAGAATAAGTTATATAATATTTTTTGTACATCTTCATCTGAACTACGAATTTGTAATACTTCACCCATTTCATTCTTTAATGAACATTCATCAGCGATAATATCTAATGCTGAAGCGATAATAGCGTCAGTATCCATTACATCATAATCAGAGTATAATTGTGCTCTTAAGTATTGGTAGTTAACATTTAACTGTTGACCATAAAGTGAGGTAGCGTTTTGAGAATAAATTCTGCTATACTTATCACTTAATGAGTTGGTTTGATATTGACCACTATTTTGAATAGAGTTAACATCAACTACTTTAATGTCGTTTCCACCTTCATTTCGGATAATTACATCCGTTGAAAATAATCTTTTTAGTCTTGAAAATATGTCTGTATTTGCCATAATTAATATTTATTTTTATTTCTATTTCCTATTTGATTTATATAACCAAAGGATTCTGCTATTTCTGTTGTTTTAAATAATGGTTGTAAATTTGTATAATGAAAGCATTGTTTTTGTTCTTCTAATTTTGTTAAATCAAAATTTGCACAAGCTTTTATATGATCTATTTCCCACATTGTTCCATGGTTTTCCCAAGTCATTTCAGGTTTAAATTGTTGTTCTAAATGTAATTTACATTTTTCAATTGTACACCCTATTAGATTTTTAATTTCTTTTATTTTATATCCTTTTATAGCTAATTTAAATCTTTGTCTTAATAGTATTCCTAATTTAAATTGAGGATTTTCATGGTATTTATTTTTTTGGTATTTATTTAATTTTTTTCTATTATCTTTTCTCCAGTTTTTTAAAACTTCTTTATTTTTTTTATTATATTCTAAAAAATGTTGTTTATTGTTATTATAATATTCTTTATTATAATTGGATATTTTTTCTTTATTTTGATCTCCCCATTTTTTAAAATATTCTTTATAATATTCTTTATATTTTATACTATTTTTTTTACTATATTTGTTTTTACATGATTTGCATGTATTTTCGTATCCTGTTTTATTCTTATTTGATTTATAAAATTTTGATAAATCTTCAATTTTTTTACACTTAATACATTCTTTCATTTTATTATAAATATATTAAAATCTAAAAAAGCCAAGAAATATCTTCACTTTGGTTGTTACCTACAATCATAGAGTATGGATTATCCTTTCCCGATGCGAAATAAGCCCCTTGATGTGGAGTTGGTCTTGATATATTGTTTATTGCTGCTTTAGTTAATTCTATTCCTTGTTGTTTATTTCTTAATGCTGTATCTCTAACGTACATTGCTATACTATAAGACATAACTAAATCGTCATTGTATCCTGATTGTGCTTCTGCTCTACCGTTTCTCCAGATAAATACTTTCATTTCTTCTATCAAACGTTTTGATCTAAGTATAACACTGTGATCGCCAAAATATTCTCTTCCTTTATTAATTAATAATGGACGAGTTCTTAATGACATAGTAAAACCGGGTGTTAATTTAGATTGATCTTCATATTGACTAAGATACGAATCAGAAGCTGAGGAATCACTCTTAGATGAATAATATAAATTTCTGTATCCTCTTTCTATAATTGAATCTAATGTCGACCAACCAATGTTTGCATTTTCAACTACTAACATTGCTTCGTTATATTCGGTTGCTATACCTACTAACATATATCCAAATTCTTTAGGGGATATTTGTCCTCTATATTCAGCTACTTGTGCATTAGTTTCTAAATCGAATATATGGAATGCGGAATAATCCTTTCCATCTCCTCTAGCAACGTCAGCTGATACTATATAATTTCTTGTGTAATCTGGAGATTCCCATATCCATAAGTTTCTGTCTACTCCTCTTCTTTCCATTGGATCAACTACATGAGTAGTACTCATATATTCAAGATGTTCAGGATAGTATACTACATCACCTGATGTTGTAAAGTCACAATCACATTCTTGAGCTGCTAATCTAGGATCACCTAATTTTCTATCTTGTTCTTTTCTCCAACTTTCATCTCGTTCTGGATGTACATACCAAGGTAATTTAATTGGTAAAAAGTCATTATTTTGGGATTCTGCTTCAACCCATGTTTTATGGAACCAGTTACCTGTACCAAATGGAGTTGATAATACAATCGCTCCACCACCAGTAGCTAAGGTTTGTTGAGCTGAAGCCCAAATTGGTTCAATGTTTTCAATAAACGCAGCCTCATCTATTATTAATAAAGATACGGCTTCAGATCTACCTGCATCACCAGCTGCTGATACAGCTTTAACTTGTGATCCATTAGTTAATCTTAATGTTAATTTATTATTTTCTTCATGTGGTACTCTTAACCATGATGGTAAATTGTCGTACATGAATTTTACTTTAGTTACCATGTTTTTAGCAGTTTCTTGCTTGGTAGCTAAACAAAGTACGTTTTTGTCTTTATGGAAAGTCATTAACCATAAAGAATATCCTGCTGCTAATGTTGATATACCTAACTGTCTAGATTTTAATACTATAGAATATGGATTATCTTTCCATAAATTTAATACTTTATCTTGAAATGGATATAAATTGAATATAACTCGTCCTCTTTGAGGATGTTGGATATTACAGTACTTACGCATAAAGTGAGCAGGATCTTTTGCACACTTAATGTATTCGTCCCTTATTATTTGTTTTAAATCTTGACTCATAGGGTCTTATATACTCCAAATAATAGAGATGCTACACCTATTGTAATAATTACTCTTTTACTCAGTTTTTGTTTTTTAAGTTGTTTTTTAAATAAATCAATTTCCTCGTCTTTATTTAAAAGAAGTTGATCGTATTTACTTTCATTTTGCATGAATAGCATAATGGTAGAATTTTTTGCTTTAATATCTAAATCTTGTGTATTAGAAATACGTTTTAATATAGATACAGAATCACGAGCAATACTTAATTGAGATTTTGTAAAATCAAAATCCGCCTTCATAAGCAAAGCATGTTTTAATGTGCTACAAGGAACACAACAGCTATCTTTATTTAAAGATGTCTGTGAATTCACTAACAACGGCAGTGTTAGAAAGAGCACTAATGCGATTATGTTCTTCATTATATTTTTGTTTATTTTTTTCAGCAACATATTTTAAATTAGCTAATTCTTTTTTATCTGCTTCTACTTTAAGTTTATAAGTATTAGACAACGAATCTAATCTTAGAATTTCTATTTTATTTTGTTTTATACCTAATACTAAAGAATCATTTTTACGATGAAGTTCATTAATTTGATCTTCAAATTTATTTCCACTAGGTTTAAAGTATTGAAATATTATAACAATAACCAATGCAACAATAATAATAAAATAAAATTTATTCTTCATATTACATTACGTCTGAAACTACGTCTTTTAAGCTAACACCTTTATCTTTAAATAATTTTTTAACATCTTCTCTTGCGATTAATTGTTTTAAAATTTTAAAGTCATCTGATGCTACTCGTTTTGCAGATGGTAGTTTTTTGATTTTCCCTACTTTTGCTGCTATACCTGCTTTAAGTTTAGTATATTTTTCTTCATCTGCTGGAGATAATTTTTTAGCATTTGATTTTCCACCTACTACTTTTTCAGCTTCTTTATCTGCAGCTTTAATATCTATTGCTTTAGGTTCTTCTTCAGTTGAATCTTCCTCTTCTGGTTTATAATATTCATCATCAGCTGCAACTAATTCATCATCATCTACTTCTTTGTCTTCTGGGTTGTCAGTTACTTTTGGGATACCAATATTTGCTAAATCATCTTCAGGTGTAATTTCTTCTGGTTCTGCTTCTTCTCTTGGAGGTGGTCCTGAAATAGCACCTAATTCCATAAGTTCTCTCATGATTGGATTTAATTGAGATGGAGCTTTAATACCTACAGCCACCATTATTTCTTTTGGTGTTACACCTGCATCACCTGCTTCTTCAATTTTATTTAAAATTCTTTCAATTATACTACCTGCATACGCACTTTTAATAGCAGCAAAATTAGGGCCGGCTTTAAGATTATTACCTTTACGAGCTTCTTCAAGATCAGATTCATTTGTAGATGTTTTTGTAGATGCATCAACTACTGACGCTGCTAATTTTTCTTTGTTTACAGCTATAGTAGCAGCAATTTGTGCTTTTTCTAATGGATCTTTTGTAATTGCTAATTGTTTATTAGCATCAGCTAATTTTTGCTTATTTAATTGTATAGTTAGCTGATTGGCTTTTAATTCAGCTGGTGATAATTCGTTAATAATTTCTTGACGAACGTATTCATATAAATCTTTGCGTTTCATTTATGTAGAGTTTTATTATAAATATTACAAGTTTAAATAAGATTGTATTTGTCTAACTCTATCCTCATTAGAACCCGTTATAATACCAAAATTTTGAATACGGTCTAAATTTAAAGAACATAAATGCTTAATGGTTTTATCTATCTGTTTACGATATTCAGCATCAGTAGTACGTACGTTATTATCTTCAATATCAACACCTGATGGGCTAACATAAAATATCCAATCATATTCATCGATAAAACGTGAAGCATATTGTTCAAATCCATTTTTATCTGCGATGTCAATTGATTGAGCATTAAGTGTAAATGCCATAACATCTATCACTGTTCTATCCGTTATAACGTTTGTTTGAATTAATTCACTGCATCTTTCTGCTAAGAATACTGTTTGTCCCTTTAATGTACTGTCTGTATTTAAAGGTATACCTAAATCACGTAAATATTTACTACGTTCAGTAGAAAAATTGTAATGTTTAAATTCAGGTAATTCTTGTAATGATTTTACTAATGTGGTTTTTCCAACCGAGACTGTTCCTGTAAATCCTATTTTCATAACTTTTGTTTTTATAAATATACAAATGAAGGCTTGGTAATCCAAGCCCTCTAATTTTATCTACCTCTTCTTAATACTCCACTATCTACTAAACGTCCTAATGGTGGATTAATTTCTTGTGATGTTTTGTTTTGTCTATGTTCTTCAGATAATTTATCTAATAAATCCATAAGTAAAATACCAGTTTCACCTGCATCTTTAATAGCTTGGATTGCATTACCTATCCACTTAAATCTTTCAGTTTGAGCATATGAACTGATTAGCGCATTAGCTTTTGTTAAGTCTCCAATTGTATAAGATTGAGCTGGCCGAGCCATTTCCTTTAACTGGTTTTGTATAAGTTCTTTAAGGTTTTTCATAATTTATGTTTAAAAATTTTCTATAAAATCTGGGTAGTCGTTGTTTTCCATGAATATAAATATTATAAAAGCAAGGCTTCTGCAACATAAATTCCATGCGCTCCACTAACTGTAATACCTCTAGCTGATAATGCATCTCCAACAAAGTGTACATTTGGATAGTCATTTAATGATAAATCAGTATAGTTTACTAATGGTTCAGGACTTAAATATTTTACTTCAGGTATGTATATTCCATAATCATTTCCAAATCCAAATACTTTATCCATTTGATCAATAAAGTTAGTTATATGTCCAAAATATCCATCAAATTCATCATATACTTTATGTAACTCGGCCCAATTAATTGGTGTAGCAGATACTGTATTGTCTTCAGATGTTTGAGATGGTGTTCTAAAGTTGTTGGGTGAATAATATAATCCAGTACTATGTTTTTGTATTTTAGATACTACATCTCTTGACCATTTAAATGGATCTTCAATACCTTTAATTTCCATTAAAATACCAAAGTTGGTCATATTGTTCCTGAATTGTTCCCCTTTTTTAGCGTGACCATTGTAACTAACATCACCGTAAGTTTCTTCAACAGCCACATAAGCAGCGTTATTGTTAGTACAAAAGCTACGTAAAGAAATATTATTAAATTTCTGATAAAGTTTAAAATCATAAGATACATCGATTAGTTTTTGAAAATATTTTTGTGGTGCTTCAAATCGAACACCTATTTGTACTGATTTAGGTTCATTAGGTAATTTATAGTCATCTGCTAATTTTTGAGCAAAATCAATACCTGATTTGCCTACTGCAAATATAAGTTCATCGTAATTTATACTAGCTTGAGGTTCAGGATGTGTTAAATTTACAATTTTAATTATATTATTATTAAAATCTATAGCTTTTACTTCTGCTCTCCATTCAAATTTTACACCTTTATCAGTTAAAAACTTATACCAAGCAACTGCTATCTCATGTAGATAATTTGAACCAATATGCCATACTGGGAATAAACGTAATCCAAAATATGGTTTAATAAATTCTGGTTCTTCAACTGGGTTAGATAAAGATATTTCATCTGGTTTAGGGTGAAAACGAGTAAAGTTATCTACTACTTGTTTCATTAAATCCATTGCTTTTTCTTCACCACAATATTTTGATAATTGTCCTCCGATTTCGGTGTGGTAAGTTAATTTACCATCACTCCAACCACCAGCACCTAACATTCCTGTCATTACTTCTTCAGGTAAACGATTATGTGGATCATTTCCTTTATCAATAATTGTGATTAATTCTCCTGGATACCCATTATCCACTAATTTAGTAGCCGCATTTATACCAGCTACTCCTGCTCCTATGATTACGATTTTTTTATCCATTCTGGTTTGTTATTTAATTTTTTCCAATCTAATTGTTTAATTTTTACTTTATCTAATATATAAAATCTTTTATAAGCTTCCAAAGTATCTGGTCCTTTGAATTCATCAGGCATACATTGTGGAGGAGCTATAAATCCGTTATCTAGTATATTTGGTTCATTTGTTTTACACCATTCTAATACTTCTTTTGTTTTATGAATTTTACCATAACGTTTTTCAAATTCATTACAAATTTCTAAACCGTGAGCTATAAGCCATTTATAATGTTGTATAGACTGTCTTACCCATATAGTTGATGGATGATTTTTATGAGCACGTTTATATGGTGCTTCTTTACCTGTTTCCCAATGTGCTGTACAGCACATTTGTGCGCTTTCAATTTGCATTTTTCTAATATGATCGTCTGCCAATTCACGTGCAGCTACAATTGGATCTTCATTAATGTAAAATATATTCATAACCTTTATTTTTTGTAAATATAAGTTATTTTATTAAGTAAGCCAAATTAAAGAGGCCCGATCTTAAAAAAGATCAGGCCACTACTCCTTTAACTTTGTTATATTCGAACACGCAATGAATGTGTTCTGTAAAATTTATTTATTTAACTTAGCTTTGTATTGAGCTTCAGTAATTACACCAGCTAATTTTTGCATGTGTAAAAATGATTCATTCATATATTCTGCTTCTCCATCATACATTGCTTTATCAATATCTGCAAATGAAATACGATTTCCTTCTGCATCATACATTCCTTCTTCGTTTGGAGTACCGTCAGCATCAAATCTTTCTTCATCTTCTTCCATCCCTTCGTATTCCATTCCTTCAGTTTCCATTTCTTCGTTTTCATCTAAGTCAACATTAACTTCGTCAACGATTTCTTTTTCTTCTACTTCGCTTTCTTCGCTTTTATTGCCTCCTTTTGAATTAAGTTTGTCTAATTGTTTTTTCAATTTTTCTAAACTTTTTTTCAATGCTTTAACTTCACCACCAATTTCTTTCATTTTGCCTTTATCAAGCATTTCATGATAAGCTTCATCGATGCCTTCCATAGCAGCCATTTTTTCACGTTTACTAATAGCGCTTTCAGTTGCTTCTATTTTAGCTCCTAAACCGGCTTTTGTTCCAGCTTCGTCAATATCACGAATATATTCATTAATCGATTCGCGGATTAGTTGTCTTAATTTACTCATTTTTATGTATTTTTAGTTTTAATATTTTTGTACCTTTAATTACTCTATGATACTCGTGTTTTGGTATAAATATATGGCTTTCTAGTAAGATCGGTAATTTATTATCTAACTGTATTTTCCAATCTGTTTCACCAATTATTTCTAATGTACGACTTTCATTATCACGATGCCACATTAATTCGATTGGATCGATGTTTTCATCAAATTCACGAATAATGTATTTATCAGTAACTTCTATGTCGGTGTATGGTTTCATTAAATATCTAATAATTTTAAATTTCCTTTATCATCATACCCTATATTTCCAGCATGTATATCAACATTTTCTCCAAAAGTTTTAATAGCTTTATCAATGAATACTATGTATTTTTTTATTTTACTTAATAGTTTTGGAGAATTTATTTTAGATAACATTTTATCTATTTGTCCTTTAATTAAATATAATTTTATGTATTCTAAAACAAAATAATCACTATCATAATGTTTCTTAAAATCATAAGGAATTTTGCTGGTGGATCTATATTTTTTAATTTCTTCTCTAAATTCCCACATATCTACATTAGTTTTTTGTTGATTCAGTTTTTCTATAACTGCATAATGTGGGGTGATTTCAAATGTTTCAGCAGCTATATCTAGGTGTTGATTCATTAATTTAAGATCCTTTATTACTTGAGGGTTAAGTTTTTTATCAATTCCTTTTTTATTAACTTTGATGACTTTAGAAGGATCGGGTTTATATAAATAAACCGCACTATATCGTCCTTTCTCATCATCAGTAAGTTCTTGTCCTAAAAGATTTTCAGGTGAAGGATTGTTTATTTCTTTTAATATATCAAGTAATTTGATCATTATTTTGGAGTATTATCGTGATTACATTTATGACAAATATATAAATCATCACCGCCATCTGCAATTTTCCATCTCCATCCACATTTATCACAGATGATTTCGGTTTTAGTTACTAATTCTTTTAATATATCTATTAGTTTAATCATTTAGTATTCTTCTTCTTCACCTTCTTCTTTTGTTGGTTCCATATAATCCAGAGCCTTACGTTTTTGAGATGATGTTAATCTATCATTGATAATATTTTCAATAAATGAAACAAATGCTGCTGCATCGTCTTCTCTATATAAATTAGCTAAAAATAATTCAAATGCTACTTTATCACGAACATTAGCTTCATTATATAATCTTTCTAATGCTTCTTGAATGTGTGTACCTACAGAAAAATCTTCTGGTTCGTATTCTAATTTGTCTGTAGCTGCTACTGTTGCTTGATTTTGTTCTTTGCTTTTAGTAAATCCTTGTAACGATACAATTTCATATAAACCTTTAATAATTTCATGAACTAAAAATGGAAAAATAATACCAGTTGCTCTAATTTTTAATTTACCTTCTTCTTCATCAAATTCAGCTTCTGATTCTCCACCTTTGTCTCCACCACCAGCACCGCCAGCTAACATAGCTAAAAACATTGCTATTGCTTCTTCATCATGAAATATACCAAATACTTTCTTTAATGTTTCACCATATTTGTCTACACTGTTATCTATACCAGCTAAAGTTTCACTATAGCTATCTAATAAATTGTCAGGAACTTCATTTAAGAAATCCATAAATGGTTTATCTAAAGCACCTCTAATTGAAGCACCTTGAGTAATAGCGTTTATAAGTCTTCTTTTAGCTATTTCATCATTCATTACCTCTGTAGATGGTAAATCAATTGATGGAAATTCATCTTCTTCTTCTGGGGGTGAAGATGGAGGTAATTGATCATTACCTAATGACGCTTCTATCTCAATACCGAATTCATCAATAACCGGGTACATTTTCTTAACCATATCTACAGCTAATTTTTCCAATGCTGCTCTGTGAGGTGCTTCATCTTGAGCTAATTGATCTATCAACACTTTAGAGCGTTGAAGAATCTTCATTAACTTTTCGTTACCAAGCATTCTTTCTCTTGATGAAACGCTTTTACCTTTTAGGTTTTGGATTGTTTCTGGGTCTTTGAATATATCCTTATATTGTGCTTCGTTCATTATTTCTTTTTTAATGATTTATATTTTTTTACAATATCAGCTATTCCTTTAGACATACCTTCTTTTTGTGCTTTTGGAGCAGTTTTTGGAGTGGTATTAGGATTTGGGTGTAATGGATTCTTACTTGGGGTTTTAGTTGGAGTAGTTGTTTTTTCTTTCTCCTTTGCAGGTGCGTTTTCAGCTAGTATAGCTCTAATCTCATTTTTAATAAGATTTTTTAATTCATTTAATTTCATATTTGATTTGTTTTTAATTTTTCTATTGTAAAAATCTACTACTTTTTTAGTTTCGTCAATCATTGTTGGGTTTGAAGACATAAATTCAGCAATTAATACTTCAGCTAGCTCTCTTGCTTGTAATGCTGATAATAATTCAGTTGGTGAATTTAATCTAACATATTCTTGGCCTGGAATGAGTACATAATTACCATTTCCAGGTTGTATATTAATTGACGCTACTCTAGCACCATTAGCTAATGTAATAAAATATATGCTACTAGGTCCAGAATTATAAGTTGCTGCAACTCTACCTCTATTTCCTAATTGATTATTACGACGAGAAGCTCCTCTAGATATTCCAGTTTCTTGTACTGCTGTTGCTAATCTAACTCTAACTGCTCTAGGTAAACCATTAAATGCTGTTTCTAAACCTCTTGCAGACATTAATCTAGATGTTTCTAAAGCTCCTTCTACTGGTGCTGCTGCTGGTCTAGGTGCACCTGGTACTCCTGCTGGTCTTCCTCTTCTAGGTTCTCCTGCTTGTGCTGCTGCAGGTGCTGCTTGAGCTTGTCCTGCTGGTGCTTGAACTGTTATTCCTAATGCTGTACTTGCTTGAGATGATGATAATGCTCCTTTAACTATTTTTCCAGATGTATTAGATATCATCTTACTATCTCTTGGACTTCCAGTATTAACAAGATAAGCTGTATCATTAAAAATTGCTGGTTTGTACATACTATTAGCAACCATTGGTGGCAATGCTTCTATAAATGCTTTTTTATTTTGACTTAAACTATTAAGAACTCTCATTAATTGTTCATCAGTGTATGAGAAATTTTTATTTCTTAAATAGTTAAAATATTCTCTCCAAACATCTGCAGTTAAGGTTACACCATATCTATTAAACATATTCCACGAAGAATTACCCATACCATATGCAAATGAAAATGGAGAAGTTTGAGATGGATCGTCATATGTATTAAATGCCACTATACCATTTTCTAAAGGAAGTATTACCTGACCATCTTTTGTTCTTTTATCATATGGAGTATTTTTTAATATACTAAGAAATGAATCTTTATCTATTTGAGTTGGTATATTTTCTTTAGTAAATACTAAATCTACTGCTGATTTTTGAAAACCACTATTTTCAGTTTCTGAAGATAATATATTTTGTACTTCATCACTACTAAATGGGATTGGTAAAATTTTGTCTCCTTCAATTTCATAAGAAGTAAATGAATTTGAATCTAATAATATTTTACCATTTTCCGTATCTTTAACTATAATAGCTGAGTTTGGATCTTGTTCTGCTTTTTGAATAACTTTAGTGATAAAATCTTTATCTATTACATCATCGCTAGCTAATTTAATTAAATTATTAAATGGAATTTCATCTATTTTAGGGTAATCTAATAAAAATTTAGCTGTTCTTTTATTTAACTTAATACTTGGATAATCATCTTCTGCTGTAAAAACTCCTACATTAATGTCTGAGCCAAATGTTAATTTAACTATAGCTTCACCATTTTTAGTTACATATATTCTTTCGTCATTTTTGATATCCCACTTATTTAAAGCAGTCAATAATTTTTTAACATCAAATGGTAAAATATTTTTTGATAATTCTTTTGTATCTACTAAGTTATGTAAATTAGCAGTTATAGATTTTCTATCATTAGCCGAAAATTTATCTAAATTCTTAAGTAATAATAATGGATCTACTACACCAGGAGTAACGGCTGCGAATGCCGCTAATTGAGGATAGTTAGGTAAGTAATTAGCTACAAATTCTTCATTTGTAATATCATTAAATATTTTACTTTTTTTTCTAACTACTAAATATTGCTTTTTTTCATTAAAAGGCATACTTACCCATTCACGTATAGATATTTCACTTCCTGATTTACTATATACTTGAGTTGCTTTTTCTTTTGATGACAAAGGAACATTTTTAAGTATATTTCTAATATTAGGAATTTCATTTAACCAAGGAATATCTGAAGTTAAGCTACTCCATCCCATTCTTGAAGATTCATTGGGGCTATTATCTCTAGCAGTCCAAACATATTGACCATTACTCATAACTTGAATAGCAACAAAACTTAATCTATTACTTTCAGGTAGGTTAGTGTTTTTAATTAAATAGAAGGATGGATACTCTTTACCAGCATTATATCTATAGTTTCCAAATGAACCTCTAGTTATACACCATGGAACATCATTTCTATGTCTTTGACATAATTCTTCATTTCCACCGCTATAAATTGTATATCCGTTATCACTATAAAGCACATCTGGCCCTTCTTCTTCTTCAGAATCTGCTCCTTCAGATGAAGATACTAATTTAATTAATTTAGATAAAGGCCATCTACGTAAATCTTTTTCCTCAATTTTAGGTGAATTTTTTAATTGATCAAAACGTTCAATATATTTTTTAAGTTGATCGTCTGAAATTTTAATATTTAAATCATCTGCTTCCTCCTTAAACTTATCCATTAACCTATTCATCTCACCATCTGAGTATTCGTTAAGTGGGAATAAATTTCCTATTATGTGTGTTATGAGTTTGTACGTGTTTTCCATCTACTATAAATATACTTATTTTTTAGGTAAAAACCAATTTGAACACCATTTAGATGGATCTTTAATCGGTTCACCATTACTATCTACTAAATAATGAGTACCCATATACTCTTGGTAATTTGAATTACTACATGTCCATCTGTCTTCATCTTTGTTGAATGCAACATATTTACATACTTTGCAGCTAAAACCAACTGGCGAGTACATATATGGGGGATATTCTTCGGATTGTTCTTTAATGGGAACACAATTGTTTATTCGTTCACCTGTTTTAGAAGAAATTTTAGTTTTAGGGGTACCTGGTTTGTAACCATCCCAACATTTAATTTCGTTTAAAATATCTGTTAATTTAATCATTATATTCCAATATTAATTAATTGAGGATTTTCAACTTTAAATGTAACTACACCAACTATATTATTGATATTATCAATAACTTGATTAAGTGTCTCTATATTAAATTCTCCATTTTTTAAATATGGATATGGGTCAATTTTAACCATTAATCGATTATACGAACGGTCCTCCTTAGGTAAGCGAGGTGTGTATTCGTTTGCATCAATAGTAGTAATACCAGTTATCGCGCGGATATCTGATAATAATTGTGATTGTGTTTTCTTGTTATTATCTGAAACAAGTAATCCATCAACTCTATATAGTTTTTCTTCAGAGCCTTCTTTTAAAGCTTTGATTACTTCTTCTCTTATTAATTTTCTAAGTTTATCCATTACCAATATCCACTAAATGTTGATTTAATTCCTAATAATTTAGCATATCTAGGTAAGCGACAGCTCCAATATGATGCTTTTGTTTTATCTGTTTTATTTTTACAATCATGACGAGCAGCAAATGCTTTACGTGCTTGAGGATTATTTATCTTTGCAGATAATCCTGATGTATCACCAAAGCTAACTTTTTTAATTTTACCTTTGTCTCTTACATATACATAAAATTTCTTAGATCCACCACGTTTTGGTTTATTTAATGGTGGGTTCTTTTTTTCGGCTTCTGCTATAGGTTCATCAGCAATTTCTTCTTCATCTGCTACTAATGCATCATCTTCTAACATAGGTATGTCTAAGGCTACTTTTTTACCTTCAAACATTCCATATTCACCTAAATTTGTTTCTAATATAATTGCTTTATCGTCATCATTTAAATGAATAGCATTGCGAGAATATAAATAACGTGCTTCAGCCCATAAATCTAAAAATGCTTGCGAACCATATCTAAATGTATTTTCAGTAATTGCTAATTTATTTTTAACATGGTATTGCATGTTTTCAGTCATTAATATACGAGCACCTAAACTTTCATTAAGTACGGGGCCTTTATTACCTACATTTTCACATGAATGACAACCGCAATTACATGTATCTTCTTTAAGGGGCTTAGATAATGCCTCTTTGATTAATCGTTTTATAAGATCTGCGTGTTTCATAGTTATAAATATTATATTTCTTTAGCTGCTCTATAATACTTTTCTGGGTAAAATCCAAATCTAGCATTTTTAATACCTTGTTGGTTCATACCGGTTCTAAATGTTACATAAATATATGGTTCATAGTCACCTGATGGTACTTCGGGGTATGTAAAGTGAGTTGCACTTTTTATGGTAAAAGTACCATCTTCAATTTTTTCTAAAGATATATTACCAAAACAAATTAATTCTACTTTATCAGGTCCAAATTCATTACCAACTCCGTATGCTGCTAAAAGTTTTAAATCATCACCTTTAATTTTTCTTTTATAATTTTGTTTTGATTGAAGTTCACCATTAGATTGAGCTCTAACTGTTTCAACAAAATCTTTAACTTCATCATTATCACTTAAACGAGATACTCCTGAGTATTGTTGTGATGATGATAAATCCTTATGTTGGACATATAAATTATGGTCTCCTATAAGTTCAAAATCTGCTTGTTTATTACCTGAGATTTTTACTGCTTTAGTTATATTTTTATATAAATTATTATCTAATTTTATATCTATTGAACCACCATTGTCTTCAATAACTTTATTTATAGTACTAAGTTCAGCTTCTTCAATATCCATACCTACTGCTACTTTTTTACCTCCAAACTCTGAAGTTTTATGTAAGTTACCTGTAGTTCCAGTAAATGGATCTTCAGTTTCAACAAATTTTCCTGAAGTAACTATTCGATTATTACCTGACAGTATTTTGTTTTTTAACATATCTTTTTTATTTATATCTTGATTATCAAATGAGTCAGTTTGGATTGTTATTTTAGATAAAATAACTGTGCCATTATCCGTATCAAATGGTTCTTGATTGTAAAACATATTTAAAAACTTATCAAGATTATCTCTTTTTTTAAGTTGTGATCCTTGTAAATAATTCACTTCATCTAAATTTATACCTAATTCATTTAATATACTTTCCATTAACAAAATATCCTGCTCATTATTCATGTCAGGATATCCTTTGGTAAATTTATATGAATATTTTTTTAAAAATATATCTAATGTATCCATTATGCTGTTGGTGGTGTTTCTTCTGTTGGAGGAACTTCATCGATTGGTGTTTCTGGTGCTATTGATGTATCAACTGGTGCGTCTGCTGAAGTATCAACTGGCGCTCCTTCTTCTGTTTTCTCAATTCTAACACCATATGCTAAAATTCTAGCTATTGATTCTACACAATTTTGTTCTTCACTTAAATTTAATAAGTAGTATTTTTTGCCTTCCACTTTGCCAATCCATGTTCTATCAGTATAAATCAAGTAAAATACCTGATCATTTGCTAATACAATACGAAATGTAGTTGGGCGTGGTGCTACCCATTCAATGTCTTTAATAAACAAATCATATTGATCTGTTAATAATTTTACTATAGTGTCAAGTAATGTTGGAAATTTAACTAATACAGGAAAACGAGCAGTATCTAATGATATTGCTTCTGGTGAATCTAAATCCACTTTATCAGTTGAATCTGACGTTGTGGTTGAGTATACTTTTTTAACTATACTTTTAATTCTATCTCGTAATTCGTTTTTAGTCATTTTTAGCTTCGTCTGGGGTGATTATTGTGTCGTAATCATCCATAGTTAATGTTACACCTTTTTTACATAACTCAATTAAGTTTTCAGCTACAAAATGTAAATCCATATCTGTTTTAGCATCTTCTCTAGCATATTCTAATATGCGAATTAATAATGGAACATCCATCATAATTACGTCTTCAGGATTTTTTTCTTTGTCTTTAACTGGGGCTACCGGTTTGCGTGTTTGAACGTATTCAGCTGAATTAATTTCTTCAACAGGAGATTTAGTTAAGGCTTGCTTAATCATCTCTTTTATTTTTTGTTTACTTTCTTTTTCAGACATATTCTTTGCTAATTTAATTGCTCTACCAGTCATAACAGCTTCAGCTTCCCCACCATAATCTTTTATAAACTTTTCTTTATTTTGTTTATATTGACTATAAAGTTGGTTTTTTAATTCCAATTCTCGTGGAGTTAATGTTGCTTCAGTTAAGTTTTCAAATGTTTTATTAAATCTAAATTCATATTGATCTAATAATTCATTCAATATTTCAATCATTTTTTGTTCTTCAAATTCCGTCGCTTCAGTTTTAATATCATTAATAAATTCAGGAATTATAGCTCTTAATATCCAAATATCCTTAGGTACGTCTTTTTTAATATAGTTACTTATATTATCTAATCTTTTACCTAAATCTGTTAATTTACTCATTTTGAATGTTTAGCTCTTTCTTTTTCTAATAAATTATCATCCTTAAGAATAGCAATTATTCTAGCGCATTCATTTAAAAATGACTGAATTCGAGGTGATATTTTTTCACTTTCGTTAATAGGTTTAGATTTTCTATTATTTTCAGCGTCTAAACATGCTTTTTCTATTGGTCCCATTTTATAATTTTTAAATAATGGGGAGGTGATGCCTCCCCTTTATAATTATTTTACTTTAGCTTCTGCAACAGATGCTTTATTATAAGAAGCGATAACTTTTTTCATTTCGCTTAATGCTTTTCTAGCTCTTCCTTTTGCTGCTTTGCTTGTTTCTTCGTGATTAGTTTTTGCTGTTTCATACAACCCACTAATTTGTTCAAATAGTTCTTGACTGTTCATTTTGTTTTTGTTTTTATTGGTTTATAACTGTTAATTTATTGTTGAATGGAGTTGCTTACACTCCATATCCTGCTGTTTTTAAATCTGCTAATAATTCTTTTATTGTTGTATCCCAAGTTGCTCCGTTTATTTCTTTAAGTTTACTTGCTATATGTATTAAAAGTTTATTTTCTTTACCTCTCCAATTCTCCTCATTTAAATTTTCAGCAACATTTTGCTGACCCAATACTTGAGTGCGTACAAGCATTGTAATAGTATTACCTATTTGGTTCATTAGTTTCTCGTCACCTAATGTTTTAGCTTGAGCAAACGCTTTTTGCAATGAATCTTGTATAGATTTTACTGTTGGATCGATATCTCCAATTGTATCAGCTTCTGGAGCTATTGTATCCATTGGTGGTGCTTCTTCACCTGCTGGTTCGGCTGGTAATTGTTCATTACCCATGTTAAGATCGATGTCTACATCTTCTTGTGGAGCTACATCTTCGGGCTTATCTTTTTTCTTTTTAGCTTCATCTAAAATCATTTCACGGATGTGTGCTTTTAAGGCAGATTTAGACATTTTTTTACTTTCCATCGACTCTTTGATAAGTATTTTACCAAAAGCCAATTTTTGCATATTTTCGAATGAATTAGTCATTTTAATGTTTTATTATAAATATTGTGTTTTTAATGTCTATGCAAATAATCTGTAAGGATTGTACCTATTGCACCTACTTTTTGTCTTATTAAAATCCATTCATCTAATGAAAGTTTATGCTCTTTACCATAATATGATATAGTTAATGACCCAATGAAGTTATCATTTAGATCGTTTATAGCTAGCATATACATTGATTTAGTTTTATATTTTTTACCTTTAACCTGAAATATACCACAATCTAAATCGTTGTTAGAACAGTTAGGGATAACTAATTCACTATCTTTGTACAAATAAGAGAATATTTTTGGGAATAAAGATACAGGTATATTTTGAAATGTTTCTTTTATTGATGATGCTTTTTCAGTAACTCGCTCATAAAATATACTAAATTTTTTAATAGATTTACCTGTTGGGTAAAAATGACCTCCATTATGAAATTGAGAGATACATATTCTATCACATTCTAATTCCTCTAAAAGAAGTTCAAGTTGTATATCTACTTTTTCATTAATATCAATAGACTCACCTACTACATCTCTATTTTCCTTAGTTATGAATTTTATCTTAACCCATTCTACAATTATGGGTCCGAGTATTGCTGTTAAAAATGCTATTAAAATTGTTACAGTTATAGTGTTCATATTATTTTTTGAGGCCTTGTAAGTACTTAATTGTTTCTTCTTTATTTTCTAACAACTTATTTTTTGATGATCCTACCCATTTTTCGATATCACCTGCTTCTGTAATAAAACTTTCATTTGAACCATTTATAACTTCATCCATCCAAACACTATAATCTGTAATTACATGTTCTATATCTGAGTTGATAATATTTTTCTCATATTCTTCCCATAAACCTAATACACGCAATTCTGTTTCAAAGTCAATTTGGCAATTGAAGCATCTTTTATACTGAATGTAAAATAGTTTATCGTATTTGTTTTTCATTAAATTAGAACAACAAGGACAAAATAAGGGAAGCGTAACCTCCTTTTTTGCTTTATCTAATTTAGTAATATTTTGTTTGATGCCGTTTTTGATGGTCCATTGTCTTCCATCTACTTCCCATACATCACCTTCCTCATGAAAGTCTTTTTGCTTTTCATAACCTACACCTGTGGTGGTTCTCTCGCCATGTTTATTTTGAACGAGATTACGTATACGTTGAATATCTTTTTGCTTGAAATCCTTTTTTAAAACGTTTTCAGACATAATTATTTCTTAATATTTTTTCTAATGATTTCTTTAATAGTTTCGCGTAATGAATTTTCACTCATTGCTTCTTTATCCTCTATAGTATAGTCAATTCCAGCATTATTCATAACTGTATCAATAATGTTTTTAGTTACTTGCTTAGATGGATTTTTACTTGTTGGGAAATGTAATACTTCTCCTTTAATAGTCCAATTTAACAGGGTAGGTTTTGATTTTAATGTTTTAATAAAATCATCTTGTGCTTGTTTTGTTTTGATTGGAAATGGTTTACCATTTTCTTTTTCTTTAGCTTTTTTAGCCCAAGGTTGACTAGGTCCAAAATGTGCCTCAACAGCTTTATTTACGTCAACTGCTGAGTTTCTTAAGTTAGATACATACGCTCCGTAGTTATCAATATTTTCTAGTGCTTTAGCTACTTCTTCAGCAGATAAGGCAGTTGGAGTAAGAACTAAATCATATGAAGCTTTTTGCATTGCATTATCTCCATCCATTTCTTGTTCTACTAATTTATATTTGTAACTCATAGTCCTAGTTCTTTTAATTTTTCTATTGTGTTAGTTGTTGATGTATATAATATTCCTACACCGCCATTACTATTCCATTCACTAATGGTGTCAGTGCGATCGTCAATAAGTATTGAATTTTTCTTTGAATAATTTTGTTTTTTCTCTCTGTCAGCTAATATTAATTTAGCTCCTGGTACATTTTCACTTACCCATAAACGTTTTCCATAACGTGATGATGCCTTTTGTGATGGAGCTGATAATAAATCTGGTTTGTATTTACTAATATATTCCCATAAACTTTTTCCATCTGGCATCCAAGGCATTTTAGACCAAAATATATAACCTATCTTATCTATTAATTCCCAAAATTTATCTGTTCCAAATTTAGATTCAAATGCTTTAGGACTCATTTTAGCATATTGTTCAAATTGTCTATCAAAGTCACACAATACACCATCCATATCACAGTATATTTTATACTGTTGTTTTGGAAGTGTTTCTTCTTCTTTAATTTGTCTATATATGTCTGTTAGTTTGTACATTAAAATTTTGGTAAAGATAATTTAATTGCTCTAGGTCTCCAAAGATTTAATACTTCTTCTCTCTGTTCAGGAGTTAATGATTGTGCGTCAAGATAGTCATTTATAATATCTGTGAATGGACGTCTTTCCTTTTTAGCTCTAAAATACATTCCTTGTAAATTAGCATCTATTTCTTTTTCAAGTTTAAAATATTCACCTCTAGGTAAAAGATCTTGATTAATTGCTATTCTAGCTATTAAATCGTCTTCCATAAATTTAGATGGATAATTTAATTCATCATTTTGGGTTATATGCTCAATTTCATGACGCATTACGTCTTTAAGATTCATTGATATTTCAGACCACATTTCTGGTAGTATATTTCTGTCTACTTTAAAATCAACATAAATGACATTTCCATCTTCTGTTTCTTCTAATCCACCATCTACTTGTAGATCTTCACCTTCATTTTTAAATTTAAGCGTTGCAACTAAACCAAATTCTACATCCTCACTTTCAACAAATGTTTTTAATACACTTTGTTTTTTACCTGCTAAAAAATCTTGTTTCCATTTATTAAAAATCATTGATGATGATTTGTTTGACACTGTATCGTATCTGCCTTCATTTAATGATTCATCTTTTCTTTTTAATACCACAAATCTACCTTTACCTTGAGGAGTATTAAATTCTAAATTTACATCTTTTCTAAAGTATCCTGGTATTCTATTAGATTTATTATCTGTTAGATTAGCATATACCATGTGATAGTTTTTATTATTATCTAATGACGATATTCCAATATACTCAGGTTCTGCTTCTTCAGCAAAATCTAGTATAACTTTATACATTGTAGATAAAATTTTAATGTAATTTTCTTTTCCTTCTTGAGGAGTAGAAGTTATATTATCTTCAGGATGAAACATTATATTAAAAAATCTTCCTCCATCATCATATGGATTTGATACTTGTTTTATATCATATGTGTATTTAATATTTCCTACTTGAAATTTACCTTTAGTTAAATCACCATTTATTTCAACTGCATTATCTGATGTTAAAGTAATTTCATTTAAAGTATGCCAAAGATTTTCATGTATTGTTCTTGGGCGATTATACTTTTCTGTATCTAAAAAATATACTTCCTTTACAGGTTTTGGATTTTTTAAACTATCTTCCCAATTTCTAAACGTAATATTTCCATTTAAGTAAGCCTCTTTTTCTAGTTCAAGTAAGTCGCTATCTTCATTTGTATTAGTAGTAGCAACATTTTTTAATCTACCTTCATTATCTTGAATTCGGTGGATCATTTCGTGAGCATATGAACGTAATATGTCTTTTGGGTGGCGATTCAACGTATACAACGTTATCGAACATTCATTTGGGTTATAATAAGCAGTACTACCAAATATACCCTCAGCGTTTTTAGAATCGTCGTCTATTATTCTAATTTTAGGTAAAGGTGTTATATTCATATCATTTTCTATCATATAAGTAGTCAATGATAACATTGCATCCTTTAATGTAGTTGGTAATGAATCATCACATCCACAATGTTCGTTTATACTGTCTGTTTCTAAATCTTTAGATACAACTTTTTTATTTATACCATCTGGAATAAAGCGGGAAATGTCTTCACCTGTTTTAATTGCATTTCTAAAGTCAGTAGCATTGATATTTTCACCATCTGAAGTAGTAGTTCCTCCATCAAATACTTCAGCATTCATATAACGGGGATCTTTACCTATGTTTCTATATCTGCTTTCTTCTCCTTTACCATATACTGCTACGTAATGATTGTTTGGGTTTGCTTCAATAGTATCTAAAACATATTTAATTGGTGATTCGTTGATAATTTTAATATCAAGTTTTCCACCTAATAATCTATTATATAATTCCCAAACTGCTTTGCTTTTTTCAGCAGTTATACCTTCAACTTCTTTAGGAGATATTATTATTTCTACTTTATCTACTTTTTCAAGTAATTGTTTAGCTACTTCAAAATGGCCTTTATGAGGTGGTTTAAATTTACCTGGGTATAAAGCGATAGATTCTTTTGTAATTTCTTCAGCTATAAAACCTGATAGTAATTCTTTAACTAAACCTTTAAATAATGTATTTTCTAACATACTATCTACGGCGTCTAAAGATATTTGTTTATTATCTCCTTTAGGTGTACCAACTTCTCCACTTTTAATAGATACCATTGATTTAAATATACCTTTAACTCTATTTTTTGAACGTTGATTTTTTAATTTAGAAACTAATTCTTTTAATAATGTTTTAAAATCAACATCTATATTGTAATTAGCAAATAATTTTTTAACTGTACTCCAATCTGAGGATTTCCAAACATCTGTTCGTTCAGTTTCTTTAAAATTATCTAATGTTACTATACGTAATGTTAATCCAGCACCTGACAAATTAAATTCATATTCTTGATTTGGTTCAAGTGCAGGCACATTAGTAATACCTAAACGTTTAAATATTTCTTTAGGATCTTCTTCTAAACATACTACTTTAGCTAAACCTAAAAGTAAACCTTGTACTTCAGCTGAGTAATCTAAAAATGTATTTTTAAATGTAGATTCTTCTTCACTAATAGATACAATATTATCTATTTGAACGTAATCACCTGGTACTCCAGCTATTGGGTATAATACAGTAACTAATTCACCACTACTAAGTGATTTTTTACCTTTGTATTTATCGCTTTTAAACGGTACAATTATTGAGTCAGGTAAAGTAGCAAAATACTTTGCTAAATCCTGTTTGATTATCTTTTTATCTGTACCATCTAATTGAACAATTAAATCTATATCTCCAAAATCTTGCTTAGTACCAGCGTTATATGAACCTGTTACTTTAGCTGTTTTAAATCCTGGAAATTTAGATAATACTTTTTTTATATAATCTTGAACAGTATCTTCTACTACCGCTCTTGTAATTCGATTACCACCTGCAGATCCACTCATTATGCTTTTTTGTATTTAGTTAATTTGGAATCATCTGGTAAAAATTTACCTTTAAGTCCTAAACGATCTTGATTTGCAATCCAATAGTCTTGAATGTCAAATGGAATATCCGCTCTTGTTGAATCTAATATTTTTAAGTATGTATCTAATACTTGATTTAATTTATCTTTAGATAAGTTTTTCTTTAAAGAATTTATTAATTCAAAATAGTCATTTAATATATCCTGAGATAAACTAAGACCATATCCTTTATTTAATACATCTAATGCTTCTTTAGGTGTAGTAGCAACTATTTCTCCTGTTGTTTTATCTTTAACACCTGTACCATGATTAAAAGTCATACCTAAAGCTTGAAACATAGATAACATTAACTGTGTTCTATGTAAACCTTTAACATTGTCTTTATATGTGTTTGAATAGTAACTAAAATTTAACCAATCTAAATTACCTACATTGATATCAATTTGTACTGATTTTTCGTCTATTGCTTCTCCCTTTTCGTTATATTGTGGAGAAGTACAAAATATTGAACCACCACCCGCTGCTTTTAAATCAGTATCTATAAATTGAGATTTTTCTTCAATGTTAATAGCAATTAATTCTAACATAGCTCTCAATTTACTTTGAGCTTCAGTAGCTGATCTTGTACGTTTTCTAATTTTATCATATAAAGCCTCAAATTGAGCTTTATCAATATTCCAATTAGCTAATAATGGTGTACCATCTTTAGTCATAAATTGATCAACACTCATACCTAAATCTATATCTCCAGATTCGTCTTTTTTACCAACAGACCCCAATGTGTTAAATTTAAAATCTACTTTTGGGTAAATTTTCTTAAGTTCAGCAGTAAATTTGGCTAGTGTTGGTTGTATATATTCTTTTTTAATGGAGGAAGTAGTGCCAAAGACATTACCTCCTTCATTAATTATTTCATTTAAAATCTTAATTAAAGAGATCATCCCAATATTTACTATAAATATATTAAATAGTTGGTTCTATTTGGATTTCTGTAGGGAAATCATTACTCTTCGGAGTTGGGTTGGGGTGTTCCAATTTATACAACTCATGTATATATTCAAATATTTTTAAATTTTCTTCAATTGATTTGCTTGGTTCATGTACTTCCCAGCCTTTACCTTGGATCTTTTCGCCTTTTTTATCTTCGCCACGTTTAGATGACTTCATCCATAATATACCAATGCGATCAATTTTTTCTTCATATAATTCATTCCATGCCTGAGCATATGCTGACAATTGAAAATCTTGACTAGCATGTAATGAATTTGATGTTTTAATATCCAATAACCATTTTTCACCATTGATTTCTAGTACTAAATCGCACGTACCTGCAAATGTGTATATATCTGAGAATAGATGTATTTCACTTTCAATCAATGTTGGTTTATATACTGTCCAAAATTCATGAAATTTCAATATCATTTTCCAGACATCTAAATTGTATTTTGAATATCCTTCTTCATTAATTAATGATATTTTTTCACCTTGAAGATATCTTTCAATTGCATCGTGTACTTGTGTACCTTCATCTGCTGCTTTTCGTGCTATAACGTCAGCATTGTGGCCTACATCTTTTAACCAGTTTTCAAAAAATTTACCCTTAGGCATATATTGTAAAATACTAGTTACTGATGGGTAATACTTGTCATTTCTAGTGTAGTACCTGTTGTCTAAGATATTAACCCTTTTGGATTCCATATCTACTTCTACTAGGCGTTTAACGCTTTTCTTAAAGACATTTACATTTTTTTCTATCATATTCTTTGTAATTTTTTCTCAAGTAAATTTGAGAAGGTTAGAGGTAAAGTGTTTTGAATTAGATTAGTGAATTTAACAAATCCCATATCACTAGGATCTTTATCGTCAATGTCAACTAAATAAACTTCTTTACCTTCATTCATTAAATTCTCGCAAAAATTTAAAGCTTGTTTCATTGCATCTTTATCTAATGCAATGTATATATTTTGTACTGTTGAATTAATAATTTTTTTCATTAAATTGTTTTGAATTGTTTTTCCAAGTAATGGAATAGCATTTCGCTTGATAGCAATGGCATCAAATACTCCTTCGCATAACACGATTGGAGTATTCCAATTTATAAACAATTCTAATCCAATTATATCTCTTGATACATCTGGATTTTTATATTTAATTTTTGAGTTTTTATTAAAATTTCTGGATATAAAATAATTTAAGTTACCTTCAGCATCATATGATGGTATAATAATCATATTTGAGTAAATACCAAATTCACAATATCCTATATTGTACTTAATAATATCGTTTTGAGTAATATTACGAGTGGTTAAATAATGTATTGCTTTTTTAGCCATTAAACTACTTGGTGGTGATGCTAATGAAATAAATTCTTTAGGTAAAGTTATCTTTTTACTAATAACAGTTTGTCCAGTATATTCTTTAGATGATGACTTAACTAAAAATCGTAATTGCTCTACTTTATCAGAATCTATTTCTAATTTTTTAAATAATGTAGTTAATTTTTTACCTTTAAAACCACACGTCCAACAATTATATGACTGGAAATGAGGTGAATTGATATCTAAATTTACTTCTAACTTTAATTTATGGTGTTTACATTCAGGGCAATGATAGGCCTTGTTACCCTTAGATGATGATTTACCATGTCCTAAAACAGAGTCAATCAGATATGTTAGTGCAGAATTATCCATAACTTATTAGAATTAATATACGCAAGTGAATTGAGGAATCCTAGTTTAAGCTAGGAAGTCTTTTCTGTAGTAGTGACCTAGAATTGTATCGTTATAGTTTTCATTTAACAATACATTTTCTTTAATCTGGAATGCAGCTTCATAATATGTAAGTAATTTCTTTGATTTACATATCATTATTATTTCTCTTTTAAACTGGTCTTCACCTAGTTTTTTAAGATCTTCATGTAACGGTTTACAACTACCCCAATACTCTTGCCAGTTGGATTCTTTAACTACTAATTTTTTAGATGGTGTTCTACCGCGTTGAGTTGGAAGTGCTGCTATTTCTTTTTTACCTAATTTAACATTAGTTTGAGATAGTAATTGTTTTTTACCTATATAAAATTTACCATTTGTTAGGTTTTTAATTACATATACAAATCCAAAAGTTCCCTCAGGAAAATCTTCAATTTTTTCTATAACTTTATTTTCGTATAACCAATTATTCATTTTTTATTTCGTATAAAATATTTTTTTCTTTTAATAAAGATTCTATTTCAGAATTAGGTATTAAAATTATAACTTTAATGATGTATTTGTTTAAATTAGTAATGTCTCTATCAACACGTTCTTCATATTCTTCATTTTTCCCACCTTCAAAAGAAGGTGACTCATCATCTATATCAGCTAAAAATGGGTTAATATCTTGGTATGGCCGAATTTTATAATTGTTAGATAATTTATCTCCATCAATAACCATTATAGATTCCCCATTAGTAAAATCTCTTACCCAATTACTTTGACGTCTAGTAAAACTAACAGGTGCTAATAGAGTATTAGTCTCTATTATCTGTTTTAATAACCAATTTTCAGTATAATGATATAATGTACCAACTTGTTTACCCTCAGTGATTTCTTTTAATAGATTTATTAATTTTATCATTATCTATCCAGATTAATTAATATTGTTGTATCTGTTGTTGGGGAGGAAGGTAATGGTTGAGCTAATTTACCTATTGCTAATAAATTTTGTGCTTCATCATATAAACCTACTGTAGTAATGTAAGGTGAAAAATAAGATTCAGTTACAAATCCATATAATGTACCTTCAGCACTGCTGGATACTACACTTGGGTTTAAAGTAAAACTAAATTCATTTTCTCTAATAGTTACTTTATATTGTGTTTCTTGTATAGTATATGAACTTGAAAATGAACAAGTTACGAATGAAGAAGTTACAAAATCATTTGTAGTAAAATTTGATTCAGATGTAATAGTAATTAAACCATGAGGATAAAATATATTTCCTACTATAGCTCCAACTTCATTAAGAATATTTCCTTCTCCATCATCTGTTATACTATCTGTTGAAGTACTAAACTTAAATGAGCTTGGTTGAATATAATCACCAAATAATCTAACTGGAATAGATATTACTCCTATTATTGAGTTAGATGCTGAAGGGAAAAATTTAGGGTATGAAAGTGTAGTTTGTAAATAGTTATTGTAAGATGGGTTACTTGTTGAGCCTATTAATTTATCTCCTGAAGTATCAAATCCAGGAATTAAAATAGGTCTATTAACTACATCCCCATAACTTGAGCTTAAATAATTAGAATAATAAAGTTCTTGTATTGAACTATATACCAATCGTTGGTATTGAGTTGACATTTGACCAGTTGTAGGGTCAGATAAAGGATTGAATATTGGTGATACAATATTCGTTCCTAAAAATCTATCTATTGATACATCTGGGTCAGTTAATTCTGTTCCTTGGAATGTAAATCCTTTATTTACTTCAAACGGAGTAACTATTATGTCCGAAGCAAGAAATTGTTTGTAAGCACCCATTCATTTTAAAAATCTAATTTAACTCGTATTAATACTTCTTTTGTGAAATCTTTTAATAATGGTCTTGAAAGTTTAGCAACTGCTAACAATTCGTTTGTATCGTTATATAAACCAACTGTTGTTGGATATGTTTGTGGATTATTTATAAATGAACTAAATAATATTTCACCTGTACTTCCTGATATGAAGCTTGGGTTTTCTGAATAGTTAAATTCAGCATTTCTAGCTCTAACAAAAATATAATCTGAGGATATTGTTTCTTGGCTATTTAAGAAAAATGATTTTGCTGTAGCTCCATTAATAGCGTTAAACATTCTTTGGTAATTTAAACCATCAGAATTAGATGTTTTATTAGATGATAAACCTATTGATGCTGATAATGCAGTTGGATTTAAGATAATAGTTCCAATATCTGGTAATAACCATCCATAAGATCCTGACGCTACACTATACCCATTTGGGTTTGTAGTGTTAACTACTCCTTGAGATCCACTTACTAATTGGTATACTCTACCTGCTTCATTAAATATTACTGATGGAGATACTTGACTATTATCTGTTAAGGTAATTCTACCTGTACTTCCAGATAATACTAACGCCATAGATCCTGGTAAGATACTTTGTTTATATCTAGTTCTATCAATTGATAATACCCAAAAGTCTGAAGATGAAACACCTCCAAATACAAATCCTGAATTTTCGTCTCCTAATACTAAAACTTGATATTGACCATAAGTTGTTTTAGTTGGAGAAGCTCCTGCAACAGAAGCATTGTACCATGAACTTCCACTACCATATTGATTACCATATGCTATAGCGAATTGTACTTCTGCTAAAGCATTTGTTGAAGCTGTTTGATATACATTTAAGTAAAAATCTCCAGATGATCCTGCTTCTTGTGTAGATGAAGTATTGAAAGTAGTTAAAGATGTTAATCCTCCAGTCCATAATGTAGACGTAATTGAGTCAGAACTTACTACAAAATCTTCAGGTGCTAAACGGTTAAATGACATGTTTTTATATTTTTAATTTATTTTATGATATTTTTTGTACAGTTACTGGAATTGTTAATCTAGCTCCACTATCTCTACCTTCTACAGTTAATGTAGCTTGTAATTGTGTAGTTGAACCAAACAACGTATTTAACGTCGTTGCTCTAATATTAATAGTAGTTCCAACAACCGTTTTAGAAACACTTGTACCTAATGTAGTAGTTGAATTTAACGCTAAAGCTGCTGGGGTATTAATACCTACACCTTCAAATGTATTACACAAACGTACATCAGAAATTGTTGCTGTATAACCAGCTGTTTCATAAGTATTTCCACCAAAATAATTTAATGTTTGAGGAGTAATAGCTAATGAAGCACCCTGTTTAATTACGATAGCTGAGTAGCCCAAATCTAAAATTGGTAATTTAGTTGTTCCTCTTGGTAACGTAACTAACTTATATTTCATGATTTGTGTTTCTTGAGGAAATGCTTCTAACAATGGCATGTTTTGAATTGCTTCACCATAATATGCAGAACCGGATGGGTGGTTTGGGTTATATAATGTATAATTTACTTCGTCATCTGCCATTGCAAATTGAGTAATTGTGAAAGATCCATTATTTTGTGCTAATAATTGTCTTCCTTTTGTTGTTAAAATTGCATCTACTGTTACGACGCTATTATTTAAATATCCCATTTTTATTGATTTTTATTATAAATATAATGAATTTATGGTTTTGAGCCAAATGTTTTTGAAATTAAATTTAAATTGTTTTTAATTGTTGGTGATGAATCAGCGGTTATAATATTTCCTAATCCTAAATTTACTAAATTAGTACCATTAAATAATATAGTATTTGTATTAGCTGGTGATTTCCATATTAATAAACCACCATTACCATTATTTCCACCATATATAATACTTGGGACAGGACCTTGAATAATATTATATTCATGTGCATCTACGGGGTATTTAAAGTAGAATTGAATTAAAGGTCCTGACATTTGTGCTGATGCTATTTCATATGCTGAACTAAAACCTAAAGGTTGATTTATTGCATCTGAGCTTCCAGTAAATGTATTTGGTAGTGGAGTTACAGTATTTACATTAATAGGAGCTTGAAACGAAGTATCAAATGCTGTAACAAACCATCTTTCTCCATTATTAACTCCTGTTGATATTGATTGACTAATATTTAGGGCAGTTACTGAACCCTTAGGATAGTAATCTCCATTTGGATCTTTATAAACATACCACGATCTTTCAAATATAGCCATAGAATTTGGATTATTACCTATTTGAAATCCATATGAATCAGCTACTATTCTACTTAATTTAGAGCCCCCAGTCCATGTAAAATTAGCATCAACAAATGCTTGAGTTAGATACTTTGGACATAAAAATATACAACCATCAGTATTAATTGTTCCTTCAAAAACATATGCAATTTTTTTAAAATCATCACCATCTATAAAATTATTTATTTTATAGAAAGAACCAGTTACTAAAAACTTAGGTGTATTATTTTGTTGTGAACCAGAAATATATGACCAATCTTGTGGATAACCAGTATTCATAAATACTGGAGTTGGGGAAATGTCGTTAGTAACTACTTTAATATCTGCTGGAACTATAATTTCATTTGTTGAGTATTGAGTAATAACAGGAGTAGTTCTTAATTGTATTTTTTCTTCAATTATTTCACCAAAAGCAGAATCTGAAGAATATATAGTTGAGACAGATGCTGTATTATCTACATTTAAAATATTAGCTATATCTACTCTACTTGTTTTAGATACTTCAACTGTTGGATTTCCTCCGTTAAATTCAAAAATTGCTGTATCATAAGTATTAATAGGAGTATAACCATATGACTTAGCATTTAAATATTGTGGATATGAAGATTGAATAATTGAAGCTGTAACTATTGAACTAGTATTATATGCATCAGATGTAAATCTACTCCCTTTATATCTTGGAAGAATTTGAGCTGTTGCTGAGTAGTTATATGATTTCACAGGAGCTATTTCTGCTGTACCATTTAATATTTGTTGTTGATTAGTTGGGATTGTTGTTCCTTCGTAATTTACTTGATAAAATTTACTATCATATTCTAAATTTAAAGCATTACCATATAAAGCATTACAATCACTATATGCAAAATTTTGGGTTAGATACGGTTCTAAAACTATTAAATTGGATGAGGTGTTAGGAGTTACAGATTGAGTAAGATCAAAAGATATACTATCAATATTAGCTACAGTACCTCCAGCATTAGTTATTTTAAATGTATACTGTTGATTTTCTATTGGAAAAATTGAACCTGTAATTTTATAGCCAGTCCCCGCAATAAAAGAGACTGAGGATCCTATAAATGATGAGTCACCATATAATTGCATAGAGCCAACAAATGAATTACCTGCTCTAAATGACGCTGTGTAGTATATTTCTACATTAGGAGTATCATTAAAAGTATACAGTCCTGTTATTGAATTGAAACATGAATTATTATCAATAGATGCAACTAAAGTATTTCCATTATATGTTGAATAGGCAGATATATAATATGTTCCAGCTGAAGTTTCCAGTTGATGCATTATAACATTATTGTCAGCTGTAACAAATGGGTAGATTGTGTCTGGAGGAAGCACATATCCAGTGCCTGTTGGATAATATGTTGTATAAAGATAATATGTTGGGTATTCTGATATTGTAAATAATGGTAAATCAATTATTCCAATATCTGTGAATTTAACTATTAATTTAGTTAATTCTTGTAATGATATAGTATTGTCGTTACCTTGCTTATCAAATCTATTAATTTTAATATAAGTAAGAGAATTTGATGTTTCATAAAAACCAGTTACTGGGTAAGGTTTTGCTTTAGCAACTGCTGAGTTTAATATGAATATTTCTCCATTATTTGGAGTGACAACTGAGTTTGTAAAATCTCCGTCTTTTAGACCTGGTGCTGAGTCATATTTAGAATATAATGAATTATAAACAAATATATCATAATCTATATCTACTGTACTGACTTCTAATAGTTCTTGACAATATGGATCATTTAAATTCCCATTAGAAACAGTTAGTACTGAGCCACTAAATTCCCCATTTACAAATTCATTTTGAAATGATTGAGTATATGCTACTAATCCGGCTTGTGTATCATTATACCCAGACCATTTTTGATCTATATTTACATATAAATCTACTGATGATGTTTGTCCAAATAAATTAGGTAAAGATCCTCCATTACTTCCTATTACTTCTTCTATAGGAAATGACTGTTCATCTGTTGACGAAACATACATTTTTTGTCCATAAGATAAAGTAGGGTAAGTTCCTATTGACCCGGTTATTATAATATTCTTTAAAGCCATTAATATGCTATATTTATTGTTTTTGTTGTTGGACTACCTACAAATGCTATTTCGCTATTAGTAGTAGCTTGTGGTAACGGGTATTTATTTCTTTCTAATAATGTTTGTTTTATAACAATTCCTGTTGCTAAACCTGCTCTTGCAGGTGTAAAATCTTGAATCATTTTAAACAATGAGTTATCATAAAATTTAATTAATCTTATATAATCCCATAAATTGTAATTACTAGTGTATTTAGAGAAGTAACTATTTCTTAACACATTAAAATCTGGGTAATATGTTAATGATGAAGATACTTGTCTCGGATCGCC